GATGCTGTGTGGCCTCTCAATATCACTCTCTGGATTGTAGGGTGTGTTCTCACTAGTTTAAAAGTCTCAGCTTCTTGCTCACTTAGGTAGAAAAGTATATTCCTCGCATCAGCCAATCTAACAGCTAGTTGAGTCTCAAGCACCTCAAACTCTTCCTTTCTGACACACCTTCTAGCTGCTATCTCCAATTCAAATCCTGCTTCTACTATACTCATTGACCTGAGTTTCTCTGATAATTCCTTATGTGATATTGTTGACCCTTCAAGACCAAAAAACTTTGCAAAAGGTGATTCCTGTGACACTCTCATACATGGTCTCGAGTAGGACACCCACGGCTCTGCCATTCTGACAAAGAAGCTATTAACACCTAAACTTGTCTCAAGTGTACTGACACTAGTGTTCCTGAACAAACAGAATATGAAATCGGATGCCATTGGGGAGTCCCTTCTCAGATTAATAAAATTTTCTGGAATGATCCAGTTACTGATTCCATGCCTCCTTTCGAATTGTGACAACTTCCTATCTGTCTTCACCATTTGGAACAAGCCTAATGGACCAGCACCCTTGAACACTGTGACTTTGTCTTCCTTATATGACTTCTTAACTGCAGTGGAACCTGTCCTGGCAAAATCTTCTAAACTCATCTCCTCTGGGGGGCATAACATGGAATTGACAATCAATCTGGAATACGCCACAGGACTCATCAACCTACAGGACCTTTGGTACATGTTAGCAACCCCCCCTGAAAGCAAAGTTGTAATTGGTTCTACCACAGGGAAACCTCCAAACTCCACTGGCTTATAGTAATGCTCTGATTTAACAAAATCCCACCTGAGCCACTGTTCTGTGTGCAAAGTGAGATTAAGTATTGACACTACCACAGCTCCCATATAGGACCCCCCATTAGACAAGTAATTAGCTGCTGATGATAGTGCAGATAGGTAATCCTCTATGTGATTGACACCTGATCCTACATCAACTTTAGCAATCCTCTGCTTGATTGATGGTGTTGCCATACTGCCTCTCTTAAAAAACAAGGAGTTCAGTTCAGCAATGTGGAAGTTGAAAGCTGACTTGGGCCCACTCCTCACAATGTTGAAAAGGTTCCCCACTCTCAGCCCTGCAGCATGAACTGTTCTTACCACTGTAATTTTATCGAGACCAGGGGGGATATGGGTTATAACTTCTGCATCGTCAGATGTTGTCATTGAGTTGATAGTCACACTTGGGTAGACCTCATTCACAACATTGGCTTGAGCTTTCACCTTCACCGCATGAGCATTTGATGAGGTTGTGTGGTAGATGCCCTGACACATTCCCTGAGGCACATGCTCTTCATATGTTTTATTCATTATCCTACTAGCACAAGAATTGATGAATTTATTTATTGGGTCAGAGCCACTCTGTGTCAC